GGCTGGTGGGTTATTAATAAAGCTAATGGACAATTTAAATATGTTCCTGCACAGGGTCTTGAAATTGACGAAGAAGTTACTAAATTAAGTAATACGGCACAGCGTATGGATAGCAATGAGTTTGAGCGTTGCTATGAGCCTGTATCTGAGTTCTTCAGAGGTAAGCCTACTGGCAACAAAATACTCGGCGCTGTCTGTAAATTCTGTGACTTTAAAGAAGATTGTTGGGACACGTTAGTAACGCGCCCATCATTACCTTCTTCAGCTAAAGAGCCACCAGAGGTGGACTACGTATACATACAGGAGAAATACTATGACGAATTTGTACGACGAACTTTCACTAGAGGAACTTAGTGAACGTATTCAGAACATGCAGGAGGAACTTACTGCTGCACGTAAAGAGTACAACGAAAAGCGCACAGCTAATCTACGTAGCCTAATGGAAACACGTAGAGAGACTGAACGTGCTATTCGTGAAGAGATGATGAATCTCGGATACAAAACTTTTAAAACAGCAGGAAATATCTGGTCTTTCTAATGGACGCAAAGCGGTTTCGGGCTGCGCGAAAGAAGGGGTATAGGTCAGGGCTAGAGCTAAAGATAGCTCAATCACTAGACAAAGGTGGCTTCAAGTATACATACGAGAAGCTCAAGATTGAGTGGGAAGATCTAGCGTACAGAACCTATACCCCTGATTTTGTTTTAGCCAACAATATTATTATTGAAACAAAAGGTTTATTTACATCAGCAGATAGACGGAAGCATGTTGAAATTAAGAAGCAGCATCCTGAACTTGATATTCGTTTTGTTTTTGAAAACAGCCGACGTAAACTATACAAGGGCGCTAAGAACACTTATGCTAAGTGGTGTATACAGAAAGGATTTAGGTACTATGATAGGATCATACCTGAAGACTGGTTGACTGAAGCACCAAATCCTGCTATTGCTAAATTCGTTGACTTCAAAGGAACAAAACGTAAATGAGTAGTTTTAAAGAAGCGTTTACTGAAGATAGTTTCTATCTAAAGTTTCAGCCCGTGCTTACACCACAAGGTACGTGGACTGGTGACGTAGATATATCTGCAATCATACATGACGATCATACGTTAGACTATGAAGAATTTGGTGAACTGCTACACGTACTTCAAATGGTATGTGCTAGTGTACCTTTGTACGAACAAAACGAGGACATTAAAGAAAAGGCACAGGCTATAGTAGACGCAGCTATGCAACAGCCAGATAGTGAATATTTGTTCGGACAAACTGATAATCGCAATGACAAACCATCTGTAACTACTGAAGGCAACGTGATTACGTTGAAGTTTAATAATGATTGATGACGTAAATAAACCAGAACATTATAACAAGACAGGCAGAGAGACTATTCAAATTATATTTGACTCTATGCTTGGCGATGAGTTTGAAGGTTATTTGAAGGGTAACGTGTTAAAGTATGTGACACGCTACAGATTTAAGCACGAAGAAGATCCGTTGAAGGATCTGTTAAAAGCTAGATGGTACTTGAACAAACTAATAGACGTTGTTGAAAGTAGACTATGAAAGTACGTATGATGATTACCGTAGAGGTAGACACTGAAGACTATCCAATGCCGTCAGACGAGAATGTTGCGGCAGAACTTGAGCGTACCTTTACGGAAATTATCTATGATATTAGTGGTCTTAGTATAGTCGGCTTTAAATCAACACAAACGGGGAACTAATATGGGAAATATGCTACCTACTGATTATCAGAACTTTATTGCTTTAAGCCGCTATGCTCGGTGGAAAGACGACGAACAAAGACGTGAAAGTTGGGATGAAACAGTTAGTCGTTACTTTGATTATATAGGAAACTATGTAAGTAAGAAATTTGATTTAGACGAAAAAACCTTTAATAAATATCGTAAAGACCTTGAAGAAGGTGTTCTTAATCTAGATACTATGCCTTCTATGAGAGCTATGATGACAGCAGGTCCAGCACTAGATCGCTGCCACGTAGGTGCGTACAACTGTAGCTATATACCCGTAGATAGCCCCCGTTCGTTTGATGAAGCTATGTACATTCTTATGTGTGGTACTGGTGTAGGTTTCAGCGTAGAACGTGAGAACGTAGACAAGCTTCCTATAGTAAATGAAGACTTCCATGACAGCAATACAATCATCATTGTAGACGACAGCAAAGCTGGCTGGTGTAAAGCCCTACGTGAATTGATTGCTTGTCTGTATGCTGGTCAAGTACCTAAATGGGATGTGTCTCTTGTACGTCCAGCAGGCGCAAGACTAAAGACCTTTGGTGGTAGAGCATCAGGTCCAGAACCATTAGAAGATTTATTTAATTTCTGTGTAGAGAAATTTAAAGGTGCAGCAGGGCGTAGATTGTATCCTGTAGAGGCACATGACCTTATGTGTAAGATTGGTGAGATTGTAGTCGTTGGTGGTGTACGACGCAGTGCATTGATTTCACTATCAAATCTTAATGACACATCTATGCGTAAAGCTAAGTCTGGTGAGTGGTGGGTACACGAAGCACAACGCGCACTAGCAAACAACAGTGTGTCATACAAAGAGAAACCTTCTATGGAAGTGTTCTTCTCTGAGTGGCATTCACTATACGAAAGCAAGTCTGGTGAGCGTGGTATCTTTAATCGTCAGGCTGCTAAGAAACAAGTATCTAAAAATGGTAGGCGCAGTAACTATTATGACGAAGAAGAGACCAAGCAGGTTCAATGGGGTACGAATCCGTGTTCTGAAATTATACTACGTCCTTACCAGTTCTGTAATCTTTCCGAAGTAGTAGTACGAGCTACTGACTCTACTTCAACACTATTACGAAAGGTACGTAATGCAACCATACTGGGTACACTCCAGTCTTGCCTTACTAATTTTAAATATCTTCGTTCTATATGGAAAAAGAATACAGAAGAAGAAAGACTACTCGGCGTTAGTTTAACCGGCATTATGGATCATCCAGTTTTGAATGGTTCTAAAGGACTTGACGAGTGCGGCAGACTTCTGATACAATTACGTAATGAAGCTGTTAAGACAAACGCTATGATTTCTAACGAATTAGGTATCAATCAGTCAGCCGCTATTACTTGTGTAAAGCCTAGCGGTACTGTGTCACAGTTAGTTGACAGTGCTAGTGGTATTCACGCTCGCCACAACCCACACTACATTCGTACTGTACGCGCTGATAACAAAGATCCTATGACACAGTTTATGATTGACTCAGGCATACCAGCAGAGCCAGACTTTATGAAACCAGAAAGCACAACAGTGTTCTCATTTCCTATGAAGTCACCAGACAATGCTGTATGTCGCAATGACATGACTGCACTAGAGCATCTAGAGCTATGGCTTACGTATCAGAACCATTGGTGTGAACACAAGCCAAGTATTACTGTAAGTGTACGCGAAGAAGAATGGCTAAAGGTAGGAGACTGGGTATATGAAAACTTTGACAGTATTTCGGGTATTAGTTTCTTACCTCACGTTGAGCATTCTTATAAGCAAGCTCCGTATCAAGATTGTTCTAAAGAGGAATATGATACGCTTATTGCAAAGATGCCAAAGGCTATTGACTGGACTAAACTACGTGAGTATGAAAGGGAAGACAATACTACGGGTTCGCAAGAACTCGCATGTACCGCAGGCGTCTGCGAAGTCGTTGACATCGCCAGTCGCTAAAGCAACAGGAACTTTAAAGGACGTACCTTGAGAGAAATTGAGATAACAACCGAGATTATTGACAATGCTAGAATTAAGGCTAAAGAACTCGGTACACTACGAAACTCAATAACTAGAGGAAAAGGAAACTTAATAGGGTTTATTGGTGAAGAGATAGCTTTATCGTGTTTAGGTGGAAAAGCTGAGAACACATATGACTATGATATTACACTGAAAGACGGTACAAAAGTAGACGTAAAAACAAAAAGCACAAGCGTCAAACCCTTGCCACACTACGACTGTAGTGTAGCAGCTTATAATACTAAGCAGGATTGTGACGCTTATGCTTTTGTTCGAGTAAAGAATGATCTTAGTGTTGGTTGGTATTTAGGCATATTACCTAAGAGTACGTATTTTGATGTTGCGGAAAGATTTAACAAAGGTGACATAGATTCGTCTAATGGTTTTACTATTAAGGCAGACTGTTACAATGTTAAAATATCGGAACTACAGGATAGCATATGAATAGAATTAATAAAAATAGAAAACCAAAGAAAAGTCCACCGCCTCCGTCCCCCAACTTTGTGTTGGGGTACAAGGCGTTTGCTACTCCTGAACAGATGTCCTGCCCTTTTAAGATAAATACAGTGCAGGCTCGTGAATGGCAGAGAGGCTACGATAAAGCCTACTTTGACAATCTGGAGAAGTTACGTGGCGCTAATAGATGACGTTAAAGATTTCATGGACAGAAAAGGTGCAGCTATGACATTTGAGGAATATCAAAAGTTCTGCAAGACTACAGCTATTTATCCTGATACCACTAAGCTGATGTATCCAGCATTAGGGCTTACAGGTGAAGCTGGTGAGGTAGCCAACAAGATTAAGAAATTAGTTAGGGATGGAGTACCTAAAGAACGTAAAGACTTAGATGCCGCTAAAGAACAGATAGCAGCAGAGCTTGGCGACGTACTGTGGTACTGTGCAGCACTCGCTAGTGACCTAGATGTTTCACTAGGCCGTGTAGCTAAGAACAATATGGATAAGCTTACGTCACGTAAAGAGCGTGGTAAGATTGGTGGATCGGGGGACAATCGTTAAGGTTGTCTCCTATTTCTGTATTATTCTAGTTACATCTTTTTCTGTTTGAGCATTTAAGTAATCATTATATTCAGAAGCAAGTTTATACGTTTGTTGCTCCGCAATAGTGGGGCCACGTAAATATAGATATTCAAAACCGGATAGTTTTTCACCACTATTATATTTATTTTTAGTCTCTATATGTCTTCTTTCAAATTCTTTTTCTACTTCGTCCACCGTTTCTTTTTTTGAGTCTGATAACCATTTTGCTTTAGCATAGTCACTAACTATATCAAAATTAGCGTAATATACTACATCGTACATGGCATTAACTTTGTCTTCATCGCTTGCGTCATCTGGCAGACTATTAAATCTATCTTGAGCCTCTAAAAGTTTTTTGTCATAACCTCTGTCTAAGAAGTATTCTGCTGACTTACGCGCTTCATCTCTGTACCGTTTTACGGCCTCTTGAAACATAGCTTTTTTACCGTCTATGTCTTTAGATTTATATTCATCATCATCAATCAAACGGGTTAAGCCTTCATAGGCTCTTTGTGTAAAGTAATATCTTTCTTGATTATATATTCTAGCAGAACGTTTTGTCTGAGGAAGAATATCCTTCTCTCTGAAACCTAAGTATTTATACGCCCTTTCAAGACGGTCTGTTTTAGGACTGTAGTTAATACCTATTAAACGAGCTAAAGGTTTATTTCTATATTTAACATGATCAAAATTCAGTAAAAAGTTTTTTCGCTCCGCTGATTTTTCAATTAGTTTATATCCTAATATTGTTTGATCTCTTAGATCAAAACCAAAAGCTTCTGTAGGCACACCAGTAGCTATCTTTTGGGCTACACGTTCCGCAAAATCTCCATCTTCATATGCAGTTTTAACGTCTCGCATTATGGGTTCTACATCTACAGAATCACTTATGTCTTTGAGTTGTCTCAGTGGCGTAAAGTACGCACCGAATATATCACCCACAAACTCAGCAAAAGCAGCACTACCTGACATCTTTTCAGCACTGTCAGCCGTATTAGCATTGTTAAGTACCCAGTCTACAGCCGCAGCCAACATAGAGCTACTTTGTTGCGCTTGCCTCAATGGAATACCAGACATAACTGAAAAAGCTTTTTTGACTTGAAAAGGGTCATACTGCTCAAGTCCTACAGCCATTCTACCTAAGTAGGTTAGTGCTAAAAAACCGCCTAAAGGATATTCTGCGTCCAAAGTTATGCCTTCAGCTTCGTCCCACGGAACACCTTCTTCTCTATTCGCTAAAACTTCATTAGAAGCATATATAGCGGCAGAACCTACAACGCTTTTACCCCATGCTTGACGCATTTCATCACTAGTTAGTACATTTTTTGCAAAAGTGTCCATCTCTTTTCTATAAAGATTATTGGCACCTTTTACTAAAACACTAGTAGGTAGATATGAATACATGGTAGCCATGGCGTTTACCATAAAACGAGAAAAAGGTGTAACTCCGATAGAACTCACAGGTTTTGTACTTTCCATCAACCTTATAAAGTCTCTACCAACACCATGCTTTGGTGTATAAGAAAGGGTTTCTTTTAAGGCGTCATCAACAGCACCTTGTATTATTTTATTAGGCAGTGTATTTCCCGCCTCAACAAATTCAAGTACGTTTTTATACTTGCCACCCATATATTCTGAGCCATATTGAAGTTTATGCTCTTTCATAAGACGTTTAAATCTTTTGTCTAACGACTGAAGATAAAAACCTCTTCTAAAAAAAGAATCAGCAGACATATTTAGCTGGTTAAGAAACTCCATATACCCTTTAACTGCTCTTCCTGCCTTTGTACCTGCGTTAGCAGAAACGTCAGCCTGATAACGCATAAGTAGTTTCATGCTTCTTGGATTATTTGCAAGAGAGGCTTCCATAACAGCTCTACCTTTTGCACTTCTCCACGCACTACTAACATGATCTAGTGTAGAAAAAGTATCTACAAGTACCTCTTTTAGACCTCTTAGCGCACCCATAGGATTTATATTGCCTTGTTTAGCGCTTGTAACCGCATGTGACGAATGCCAGATTACAGAATCAACAAACTCTACGCCTAATTTTGCCCCAACAACATATCCAGCCGTTCTAACATTTCGTGCTGTTGTTATAAGCTGAGAAGTCATACTAGCAATACGAGCATTTTCTAACAGGCGTAAAGCACCTATGCCTAAACCCATTCGTTCTGTTGTAAGGTCAGGTCTACCATATCTAGTTTCAACTAATTTTTTAAGTACTGGATCTGTATCTAATAAAGGTCCAATATCTCTATTCAGTAGACGAGCGGCAGGACCAACAGAAACCAACTGTTGTCCCGCTGCTGATTGAGTACCTTTTACAATGTCACCTACACTACCTTTTGCATATCGACCATTAATCCCAATTAATCCATCTGTATAAGCATTCATAAAGGCAAAAAATTCTTTTTCTGTTACGTTAGCTTCTTTCATAGATTTTTCTAATGCTTCAAGAAACATTTCAGACTCAGCTTCAGTCAGAGTGTTCTTATCAAATGCTCTCTTAGCACGATTACTTTTTTGTGATCCTATTAGAATATTGTCTATGGCGTCAAAACCGTCAGCTATAACCTCTGTTATACTTGTGATACCTTGTCTTCTAGGTTTATAACCTGAAAAAGTATCAACAACCTGTTGACCCATAATGTCTAACATACCTCTGTCATTTAAATCTTTTTGTACCGCAACAGAAAATTCAGACATTTTTTGAAATAACTTAGGATCTCTTATGGCTCTGTACGCATTTGCTAAATCAGCATCAGATACATTATCAGCAAAAGTAAAGGACTCAGATAAAGTATCCATAAGTTTTTTAGGGCTAGTAGAACCTTCCATAGCCACTTCAAGTGTGTCTGCTAATTGTAGTATGTGTGATGGGTTTCTTCCGGTTTCAGTGTTGTTTGCTACGGAATCCACCACATCTTTTTGTGCTGCTGCTTTAGCTGCGTTCGCATTATTAGAAAACTGTGTTAAATAATCTGTCACACGCGACCTATAATTCCTTGCTAGGTTTGCACCTGCATTACCCTCAAACACACCTCCAAAAGCATTAGCAGCACCTACAAAAGACATTCTGGTATAATTTAAATCTATGTCTTTAGGGTCTCTGTTAGCATCAAACTGTCCTGTATTAGGATCAACATGACCTAATCTTTCAGCAGCTTGTTGAGTGGCGTCGCCGACAGTCCCAGTAAGACCACTGCCAACCATGCCTGACATAGCACTTCTATTAATTAAAAATTTTCTAATACCGCTTACAATACCTTGTCTAGCGGCAGTATAGCCAACAGCAGCGCCACCCCCAGCAGCAAGAAAACCAAAGCCTGTACCTACAACAGTAGTTGGAGAATAAGCACCGTAATATAAAGCATCCCCAACTGTTCTTGTAGCTTCAGACAATGTTTGATCGCCTATAGCAGACGCTTTTTCTTCTATTTTAGAAAACACGTTGCCAAAAGCAAGACGGCCTTTTTCATCCGTATCTTGCATATGAAATAATAAACGTGCTGATTCTATTTCATTGCTAGTATATGCTCTATACCTATTTGACATATACCTATTAAAGTATTCAATGTTTGTCTCATCGTCAGCCTGAACACCTTCTTCACCAGCCAAGTCTTCATAGTGATAACGTAAATCGCTCATAAAATCTACGTCATTAGCTAATTCCTTTGTACCCTCACTAGCACCAAATTCAGTAGAAGCCTTACGTTTTTCTTCTAAGTCTCTAAGCATTTTTTCAGTATCATCAGTACGTAAAAACCTAGATACTTTTTTGTCGGTCTCCGTTGGCGGTGGTGGCGGAGGTAGTTCAGGTTCTATTTGCATAACAGATATATCTTGAACAGCCTTTTCTTCTTCTTCCTGTTGTACAAGTTCTGGAGGTCTAACAGGAGGTAATGGCGGAACAAATTCTTTTTCTTTTTCAACTTCTTCTGGAACAGATATTCCTATAGATCTAAGGTAATCTCTAGTCTGTTCATCTGTAAAGTCAGCCATTATTTTTTACCCTTTAATAGGAAACAAATTACGAATTTGATCGCTATAATAAACATTTTCCGTGCCACCTACTACAGGTGGAAAAAAGAAAGCTTCCCTTATACCCTCAAAGTATGCGTTAACAGCTTTTTTATCCTCACTATAGATAGCTTTTACAGCACTCTGTAAGGCAGGGTCTAATTGTGAAAATTCACCTTGAGGGTCTTTCTTATATAAGACACTAGCGTTTTGAATTTTATTTACAAAAACGTCTAAGGAAGCAGACCCTAACCTTCGACTGTCATATATTTGCATTTGGGTTGCTGCATCTTTAAATCCGTACTGACTCGTTATAGCATTGAAATTTTCTCTAGTTAGGTCTACTCTACGTTTATCCTCACCAGACAAAGAGTTTAAATATTTATATGCTCTATAAACGCCTTCTCTTGTTCCCATATAATCTTGATCTGTTTCCTTTACAATGTTTCTTCTAGCGTTATCTTGCGAAATAAATACCTCTCGTGTACCAGACTGCGTAAATATTTTAAGGTAATCATCCTTTGACATAAACGCCTTTGGATCTTTTGGCGCTTTTTTAAGTATACTTTCTTCCTGTACACGTGCCATTTGTGTATCATAATCGTTCAAGTATTGAACGGCTGCTGCTGGCCTATTATTTTCCATAGCATCTAAATATCTTGCATACGCTTTATCAGCTAAATCTTGTGCAGAACCCATCTCAATGCCTCTAGGCAATCGTATATCTGATTCAGGTATTGTTACAGATTCTATAGGTTCTTCTTTTCTACCCATAGCCCTATACATTTCTCGTGTTTGAGTAATTGACTCAGGTTCTTTCTTTTCCCTACCGAGTAGCTTTTGCAAAGATGTTCTACTATCAAATGTACCCATGTCAGGCATATACGTTGTCATAGTAGTTCTAGGACCAGAAAAGCTCTGTGCATATTGATCTAACGTAAAAGTACTATTAGGATCTATAGTGGCTTGTAAACCTTCAAAAATACCCCTACGTGCATCAGCATCACTACCTGCATCTTTTACAGAATTTAAAATAGCTTGAGAAGCTAACTTAGCACCTTCCGTTGTACGATTTTGATTATAAAGCTGTGCTGCTGCTTGTCTAGCTTCACTGTCAGAAGCTCCTGTTTGTTTAATTGCAGCGGTTATAATACCAAGATTCGATCTGTGGCTGTCTACCTTTGAGTTACGCTCTTGTCTATCTGTTTCAGCAAAGCGCATTGCATTTTGTGCAGCTTGTGTATACCTATCCAGATACGCTCTTTCATCAGCTTTCTTTTCTTTTTTCTCTTGCTCTTGAGCTTCACCAAAACCTTTTGCTACGCCTCTACCAAAAGCTAAAGCTGCTCTACCAAAACTTATAGCCATATCTTATCTCCGCGCCATTAAACCAGAAGGTTGTTCCATAGGAGGTTGTTCCTCCATCTGCATCTCTTCTTCAGGCATAGGTTCAATATCATTAAAAAGATCCGCTTCTGCTATTTGGTCTTCTCTACCTATGGCATTAGAAGCTGCTTTAACAAGATGATCTTCAGCGGATTCTTTATCCTCTTCAGTACCCATATCATAGTCTACTTTATACATATCACCGATTAAACCTAAAAGTTCCATTACTACTGGCAATACTAATACAGCAACATCTAACGTGTGTCTACCAGACGCTACACTACTGGTGACAATCATTTCTGCTAAATGTGTTACCTTACGACCCGCCTCTAGCTGACTAGCTATACGACCCATAAGTTGTTCACTTAATAAAGCCGCTGAATAAAAATCTAAAGCCTCTTCTACAGAAGGTAATGCAGGAGGGTTTTCATAAGGTTTAGCACCTAACTCTCCTGTAAGGCTTTCACCCGGAACAGGATTGTCAAAAAGATACTCTTGTTCTTCCATTACATACTGTCCTTTAGCATTTGTCTTTGGGCGCTGTATATTGCTCTAACCCTGTCTTCTACAGACATAGCAGATAACATATCGTCCTGTTCCTCTTGCATAGGGCGCATAAGAGCGCTACCCTTAGAAAAGGTTCTAGGCTCTTGCGTTATAGGAATAGCTTTAGACCTTCTCATAGCTTCTTTATAAAGTTTTGCAGGATTTAATTTAGTTTGCATTTTTTTAGTTTCCTATAAGTCCAAAAGATTGGGTAAAACTTGTTTACCAACTTCTATACCTATATCTGTAAGTGTATCTAATATGCCACCATCCGACTTTGCGTCTGCTTGAATTTCTGCTATAGTACGAGCGTTATTAGCATTCAATATAGCGGTTGCTATACGTGTTTCACGGTCAAGAGAGTTTTCTTGAGACTCAATGGCCTTAAACATGATATCTCTATAAAACTGCTGTATATTATTGTATGCTGTATTAGATACGCCTAAAGCAGCAGTAGCATTAAATTCATTAGCCCTATTGATAGCTGCTGTATCTGCTGTAGCAATTTGTCTACGCCACTGTGCATTAGATTGGGCTATAACCAATGCGTTCTGTGCGTTAAACTGTTCACGCTGGTTTAATAAGTTCGCATTGAACTGATTAATCGCATTGGTTTGACCAACATTAAATTGTTCCATAGCATTTGACTGACTAGCATTAAACTGACTTATTTGCGAACCTAATGAAGCAAAGAACTGATTAGTCTGGTTTTCACTAGTAGCATTAAACTGACGCGCAGCATTCTGTGCAGCAGTGTCAGTTAATATAGACTGAACACGAGATTGAGCTTCAAACATAGATACTTGTTGTCGTGCGCTAAGATTAGCCATATCTACTTGCAGAAAGTTTTGTGCATTTTGTACAGCAGCCTGTTGCCTATTGTTTAAGTTAGCCATGTCTAGCTGTGACAATGCAGCAGCTTCTGCCATTACTACAGCTTGCTTATTATTTAAGTTTGCTAAGTTCATTGTGTTAGCGGCACGAGAGTTTTCTAATATTACCTGTTGTTCTGCATTAAAGTTCATATTAGCTACATCAGCTATTCTAGCTGCATTAGCTACTCTAGCTTGAAATGCTTGATCGAACTCTTGCCCAATAAACTGAGCGCGTTGCTGTGCTGCAAGCATAGCACGTTGTTGACGATTACTCAAGTTCTGAGCTTCAAATTGTGCAAATACAGATGCATCAGCTTGAGCTATTGGTATGGCTGACTCCATAGCTGCTTGTACAACAGCCTGTCCAGCTAGACTAGAAGCACTTAAACCTCTTGCTGCCATAGCTGCGTTAGCTGCACGCATAGCACCCGATGCCCAAGGTGGAGGATTTTTAGCGTCAAAGTCTGCATACAGATTTTCTAATTGACCCTGTACTGTAGCTTTGTCTGTAGGCGAGGCTGTAGCAGCCTGTACTTGCTCAGTAAACGCAGTAGCCCTTTCAGCATTAGCAGAAGGACTTACTAATTCACCAGCCTGTATCTCACGATTTGCTGGGCTATTAATAAGATTAGCTGTACCTTGTGCTGCCTGTACTTGAGATACAGAAGATTCATTTTGTTGTGCTGCCTGTATCTGTTGGTCAAAGGCACTTTGTGCAGCCTCTGCACCAGCTTCCTGTACAGCACCAGCAGCTTGAGCCGCAGTTACTTCAGCAGGAGCAAATGTAGGTGCAACTTGAGCCGCTGTAGTTACACCAGCTTGAGGTGTAGGTGCAGCAACAGTACCGGCTAATTGTCCAGTACCTGTAATAATGTCTTGCGCTGTAGTTGGTGTTATTTGTTGTGCTGTTAACTGAGTTGCTTCAGGAGTTTCACCTGCTAATCGTGCTGTTTCTACTTCACCTAAATTAACTGCCGGTTCTGTAGGTGACGGTTTTCCTTCAGGGGTAACTGATGTATTATCTGCTCCCACTTCTTTTCGCTGTTCTTCTAAAGCTTTCTGTGCGGCTGCTGCTACAGTTCTTACAGGTCCACTTAGTATACCGCCTTCAGCAAACCTAACTACACCGCCTCTAGCGGCCATCATAGTTCCTACAGCTTGCTGCTGAAACTGTTCGTACTTAGCTTTAGCGTCAGGGTTCTGAGCTAGAAACTGTTGAAAACCTTCTTTATTATATGGCGTAGCGCTATAGCCTGCTGCTTGTGCAATGCGCGGCATAGCGGCATCTGAGAATTTAATATTAGTATACGGTGCAGCCATATTTTATTCCTTAGATCTTAATTCTTTAATCGTCTGATATATTCTTAATGACAACCAAATTACAGATAGTAATGAGGCCACTGCTGGCAATAGTTCAAAAAATGATCCTACTGCCAGTGTGACAGCAGACCAGTCAATAATAGTTTTTTCTGACGGGTCTAACATTTATTTATGCAGCCTTTTCTGGTTGTTGTTCTAGAGATTGCGCGAGCATATTTACAAACGCTTCTCTACCTACTTCAAGCTGTTGTACGTTAAAACGTGCGCTTGATAACTTACGATCAAGATCAGCAATATGATTAACCATAGTCTTTTGTTGATCGCTAAAGTTTTCTAAATCGTATTGTACGTCATTAACTGTGATGGGGTTCTTTTTATCTTGTCCCATTGTTTAGTCCTTTCTATGGTTTAGTTGGCCATGTAATCGTGTTAGGAAAACCAGCCTGTTGTGGTACATTAAGCAGTGCCGTGCGATAGTCTGTCCACTCTTGTTGCTTTTCAGCAGACAAATCTGCCCATCGTAATGGATTTGTAACTATAGGATCTACTTCCGCTACTAATAATTGGTTACGAAACAATCTAGTATCATTAGCCTTTTGTGTCTCATTTCTGTAATCAACTTGGCTAGTTACACCGTCGATTATTGTATTATGGCTTGAGTCTATAGCATTTTGCCATACTTCTTCGGTTACTTGCACATTAGGTTCTGGTATTGTATCGTGAATATCGCTTTCGTACCAGCCTAATATTTGACCGTTAGTATCTACGTGTGCGTATTTCATATTATATTCCTATTGCTATATATACAGTATCTGATATTACAGACGTACTATAATTAGTAAATCCGGTTCTAGTGCGGCTCCAGTTAGAATCATAAATAGTCCAAGCGTTGTCTGCATACTGTTCTGCAATAGAAGTAATTACTACAAAGCAATAACTTGGAAAAGCTATAGGAAAATTGACAGTATGATAACCTGCAGTAGAAGAGTCAAATCCCCACTGTATATAAAGACCATTAGGTAACTTTACATAACCACTAGATGAGTTAGAGCTACTGTAGCTTAATGCGTCATTACCATTATGCCATATTGTTCCTATACCGTCTAGTGCGTTAATCTCACTTGCCGTTGCCGTAATACCAAAGTTACTTAACGTAAGGTTTCTAGTTGATACAGCACCATTAGCATCTGTAACATGACCGTATCCATCTGTAGTTATGTTAAAGTCTAAATCACTGATAACTGTAACACCTGACAATGCGCCTGTGTCTATATTAATGTCATCACCCGGATGTGTTGGGTGGCTATAGTTATTAGCTCCTGAAGCTATACCATCAAGTTTAGAACCATCTGACGCAACATCACGACCATCAACAGTACCGGTTACAGAGATATTACCGGTAACACTAAAATTACCGGTAACACTAGTGGTATTTAATAATTCAATAGCTGTACCTGATATTTTAAGATTACCAGTACCCTGTTCTGTTATGTATGAATGTGAGCCGTCGTGATATAATCTTAAATCATTTGATGCACCTAAGTATAAATTAGCGTTATCTGCAAACCTAAGTGCATTATCAGAGCGATCCCAAACAGCATCATAGCCTGCTGTAATACCATCAAAGGTTACGTCATTATTAAACGTAGCTGTACCCGAGTGGGTAGACGAAGCAAGTGTAGCAGTACTACTGGCACTTATTGTAGTAAAGGCACCACTTGACGTAGAGCTAGAACCTATTGAAGTACCATCAATAGCTCCACCATTGATGTCTACAGTGGTAAAGCTAGATGTTCCTGTTGAAGTTACGTTACCTGTAACATTACCTGTGACATTACCAGTTACATTACCAGTTACGTTACCAGTTAATGCACCAGTTACAACACCATCTTTAAGAAGAACACTATCAACAGTAACACCAGATGCTGCCGTAGTTTCATTAATAGTGTTTGTGGTAATAGCTTGACCAGAGCTAACAACAATATTATTGCTGCCTGTTGTGTTACCTATTGCAAGAATTTCAGATAGTGTATCTACAGTATCTACTTGAGCATCTACGTAAGCTTTAATAGCTTGCTCTGTAGCTAAGTGTGTAGCACTAGCAGAAGCACCCGACAAACCACTGTCATTACGAATACCCGTAACTGTAGTAGAACTATTAATATTTAAACTTGTACCAGTTGTAAGCGCACCACTTGCAGCAAGAGTTGTAAACGAGCCTGCCGCAGCAGTAGAACCACCAATAGGTGTAGCATTAATAGTAGCACCATCAATAGTACCACCATTAATATCTACAGTAGTAACTGTACCTAAATCTGACCATGTACCTGTTAAAGAACCACCACCACTAGCCGTTAATGCACCACCTACAGTAAGCGCACCACTAACATCTGTAGTTGTAGCGTTAATGTCTAATGCAACAGTAGTAATCTCTACTTCAGCGTCAGCATCAATATCAAGTTGACCATTGACACTTGAATTAATAAAGATAGCATTATCACGAAACTCAATCTTTTTATCCGTATCAATAAGAACACTTTCACCTAAACCGTCAATGTACGCTTTACCGTCAATATATAAATCTTTAAATTGTAGTACACTAGTACCAATGCTAAGTGTATTTGTAGTCTTAGGTTTAACTTCACTAGCACTAACAACAAAATCTTGTACGGGACCAACAAAAGTAATTGGACCGCCTTCAGCAGCAGTACCGTCATGCGTATGGCCAGACGTACTAAAGGCAGTTACGATAGCGTCAAATTCACCGTCAAGATCCGCACTGTTAATAATATTACCGTCAGATATATTATTAGACGTGTCGTTTCTTGTATATCCCGTACCCATATGTTATCTCCTTGCGTTGTTAGCGTATTCTATCGTAACAGCGTCTAATGCAAATGAAGGGTTAGTACCCACACTTTCAAATACTAAAGATCCCGTGTAGCCTGATCCTACCAACTGTGCTTCAAATACGTACTGTAATTTACCACCAAATGAAGCTGATCCATACGTACCTAAACCAAACAATGATACTGAACTAGATGACTCAAGTATGTTATTTATAAGAACACCTTCAGGCTGTATTCCATCTACTTGGTCAAAGTCTAATTTTAAATACGCATCAAATGAAACAATACCTGATGGATCTGTATACAAAAACATTTTATAAAATGTCTTACGTACTCTCGGATCTGTTAGTGGTAAATTAGGTGTAGCAAATATTGCGTATATATCAGAACCATCAAAGCTATTGCCCTGTTCTAACTGATAAACATAACCATCATTATTAGCAAAAACAATTAATTCAACACCATCGTTTAAATGACTATCAGCGGTATATGCTGCTATACCTCTTGTTTCTGCACAGCCAAATCCGCCACCACCTTCTTCAGATAATTGTGTTACAATTATACCTAAAGCATTTTCTTGTGTATAAGATGGATT